CACTAGAGTACGGACTAGAACAGACTTATGCCTGGATTAAAAGCCAAAAGACAATTTTCAGTAAAACAGGCAAGGTCTATGATCTAAGAGTAAACAAAAACTTTATTGCTCCTTTAACTGAGTGTGAATGTGCTCCGGGATCAATCTATTACTTTCATTATTATTATGATTTACTTGAAGGTGTAGGCATATTAGATAGCCTAGAAGAAAAACACTGGGATCACTTACGCACAGATCCAACAGCTAAGTTTCTTTATGAAAATTGCAATGAAACATTTACCTACAAACTAGCAGATGACATTGCCAAAGTAATAACAGAAAAAAATATACATCCTTCTAAAATCTATATGATAGTAATGGACGATGTGCATAAAAACTTTCTAGTCAAGCGATTAATTGAAAGATCAATATACGGAGTAAACATTGGAGTATTCAATGACCTATTGGCAAAGACTCAGGTACACGATAATCAACACACTGAGCACAAATTCAGTATGTTGAGTAGAAATTATCGCCCGTGGAGATTGCACTTATATGCTGAATTAGCGCAGCAGGATCTACTAAAAGATTTTAGATATAGCTTTTACAACATATTCCCCTACGGTGAAGTTAGATACTTTGACAAAGACACAATGACCAAAGATCTAAATGCACTGAACTTTAAAATAGATTCCAATGTAGACACTTGGCTAGACAGTGTTCCTTATACACTAGATGCCAGCGACAATGTCTTAAACAAATGGGGCGATGTAACCTATGATGCAATCCTAAATGCAGATTTTCATATTCTAGTAGAAACACACTATGATGTGTCTTATTATGTAGATATCAAAAAAGGTAATTTAAGAGATCTAGCGCCAAGCAGCATAACAGAAAAAACCAATAAACCCATTGCCTGCGGTAAACCCTTTATTGCGTTCTCTACAGCACACTTCTTAGAAGACTTCCGTAGCCTAGGATTTAAAACATTCAGTCCATATATAAACGAATCATACGATCTTGAAGAAGACAATCATAAAAGACTGGCAATGATAGTTGCAGAAATAAAAAGAATATCTGAATTGCCAAAAGATCAATACGACGAGTTGTTGTTTAATTGTCGTTTAATCGCAGCTAAAAATCGTGAAATATTGCTTTCTAAGAAAGACAATACCGCATACAATGCATCGTTTGAATTTTTAAGGAGTCATTTTGAGCCACAGTCAAATATACAAATTCTTTAATGAATTGAATCAACACTATGATCCTGCTGAATTGGCAGCGAGTCATGCCGCTGGGTCTCCAGTTCCTTATACAATTATAGACAATTTTCTACCTGCTGATCTGTTTAATACGCTGAGTTTTGAGGTTGATTTCCTACAGGAAAACGATTGGACAGTGTTTAGCAACGGCACAAGTTATAGAAAAGAGTGCAGAAACTTTACCAGTACTCCTAGAATACAGTCAATGGCCTACAGTTTTCAAGGCAGTGCTTTCCTTAACTGGATAGAACAGTTAACGGGTCTCGACAAACTGGTAGGCGATCCGCACTATCGTGGTGGTGGCATAACCCGCATGAGTAGCGGAAACAGTCTAGGCCTGCACAATGACTTCAATTGGAATGAACAGATTAGACTTACTCGTCGTGCTAATGTGATATTGTACATGAATCCTGTTTGGGAAGAAAGCTGGGGCGGCGACCTAGAGTTTTGGGATTTCGATAAAACAGAATGCCTAGTTAAAATTGCACCTAAACCTAACAGACTGGCCATATGGAATTATAACGAACGGTTAATACACGGTCAGCCACATCCGTTGACCTGCCCCGACTCTGTGGCCAGACAGAATTTCATACAGTTTTATTACAGCAGTAATGCTACACATGAAACCCCGCCACATAGGAGTCAATTTGTCTAATGGCAAATTTTCATCTTAACAGCCAACCCTATATTGAACAACTGTCTTACAATCAAGACCGTGATATGATTCTAGAAATAGGCAGTGATCAAAACGAAGGATCTACAGAATTCTTTAATGCTTTATCAGTTAATTGGGAAATACCTTTTTATACTGTAGATGTTATTATTGAACCTCAACATCGATTTACACATTGCGATCACATAATATGGCAAGTAGAAACAGGCAGTGTGTGGACCAAAAAGATCTTGCCTACACTCAACAAACAAATCAAAGTTCTTTATCTTGATAACTATGACTGGTCCAACCCTGGGCCAAATGCAGATAATATCAAAACAAATTATGCTCAGAGAAATGTTGAATGGTCTAATATGGGCAGTCAGGCAGAACATCTAGCACAGATGATAAATTGTATGCCTTACATGTCAACAGAGTCTTTGGTAATATGTGATGATACTCCGTTAGTAGAAGCAAGTGGAACATACACTGGCAAATGCGGAGCAGTTGTACCTTATCTATTAGTTAATGGTTATCAAATAGTCTATACTGGAAACAACGGAGTTATACTTCAAAGAGGCCTGTGATGCTGTGTTATTTTGACAGTGATACAGATGTGAATCTTTCACATATCGAAGATATCAAACAAGTACGGTCGTTGATTGAATTAAAGAAACGGTTAAGTGAATCCAATTTTGAATTTACACAATCTACAGAATACTCACAGCAGGGATTGTATATTGTTGAAGTTAGTAAAATACCCGAACTTTGGTGTGCAAAAACTTTTCCTAACAGTTTCAATCTTCTACTAAACATACCAAGCAGAGTAATCAAAGCTGCCAAATCTAAAAAAATTCGTATACTAATTTTATCAATAGTAGAGGGAGATAATCTTACCTCTAACATCTTTGACGGATTTCTGCACCTACACAATACCGTAACACTTTTGGGATTGCCTAAACACGCTGTCATTATTGTTTCTGGAAATTTAAATGCTGGCCAACAATATACAGAATGGTGTAAACAACATGCTAAAGAAGAATACATTGAATTTCAAGAAGGCATCGAATGGGATGGAAAAGAGTCACATCCTCCGAATGTTACGGTTAAAATAAAAGATTATTGTTTAGCGTTCAACAGTTTAAATCGTGCTCATAGAAATCATAGGACAGAACATTTATATTTTCTAGCCGAAAATAAATTACAGGGATTGATAAGCGGTGGTGCTTGGTTTGATACACACAGTATTGATGTACCTACATATCAAACAGTGGATTACAATCATTATAAAACTGTATTAACTGATAACTATCCTAAGACTGTAGATGTACAAGACCTAGTTAATCAAGTGCCTAACTTGATCAACAATCTTGAAATATATGAAACCAGTCAATTAACTGTAGTGACTGAAAGTCATTTCAATCAAACAGGCGGATTGTTCATCACAGAAAAAACATTTAGACCTTTGTTGGTAGGACATCCTTTCATGGTACTGGGACAAAAAGGCACTCTAAAAAAATTAAGAAGTTGGGGATTTCAAACTGACTTCGACGGCATCGATCAAAGCTATGATGATGTTGTAGATGACAGTGAACGATTTTCTCAGTTCCATCAATCTTTAAGAAACTGGTGCATACAAGATTCTGAGATTCGAAGAACTGCAATTTACAAATGGGATAACATTATCCAACACAATTTTCAAAATTATAAAAAATCTAATTTTAAGAAAACTATGTTTGATAATGTTATCTTGTCTACGGAGCAGTATTTTAAAAAATGTTCTTAGAACTTTCTTGAATATCAGTTTTTAATCTTTCGATATCCATTTGAAAATCCATTTTTTTAATATCGTTACGATATTCTTGAAAAATGTTTAACAGTTTTTCAGCAACTTCATCGGAAGTTGAATTAGCTAATTGCTCTTGTACATTTATTTCCCAGATGCGACCATTAGTGAATTCCATTCGCAATTGATTTAGATACGCCACAGGCATTGTGTTCATGTAGAGATCTTCGAAGATCTCTGGCCACTCACTGACCAAATGCCTTGGCGGTTTGAACAACGGTTTAGGCATCAGCAGATTCTTCTGCCTTCACTGTTGCTTTTTTCTTTGGTGGATCTAATGCATCTGCTTCTTTACGCAACCTGGCAGCTTCTTTATACATAGCATCTGCTTGACTACGATAGCTCTTAGCAATATCAGAATCAGTTAAAACTTGATTCGGTGCAGCCTGCGGCATTGCTGGAACAGAAGTTGCTTCGCTGTTTGGTACAGCGTTTTTCTTACTGTCTTGAGTTTTCTTAGCTTGAGCATTAGCCTGTGCGCCACTGACAAAATTACATAATTCGTCAACTGCACAGTTTTTCTGTTCAGCAATTAGAACATTTAACTGATCTAACGGAACAGCGGCATTAACAGTTGGGGTCATTAACACATTGCTAGTGGATACTTTTTGCAATCTTCCGTCTTGTTGTAATGCCGACAGCATCGGACGACCGTCTGGAAAATGTCGAATAAACAACATTTCTCCAAACTCAAACGCTTCTTGTGCCTGATCGGTTTCAAGCAGTTGCATAATCGCATCGTGATACTCATCTTTAAGTTGATTGACTTGAATTACTAAAGCTGAGTCTGATTCACCTGGGAGAGTTCTAAACACTGTAATTACTTTAACTCCAGTGTTTTTGAGTCTTCCAATGTGTTTAACTGGATTGGCCATAATTATTCCTTTTTAGCGGTTACTGATTCTAGAAACACTGACAGCTTGTTGTATACTTTGCCTACAGCTTCCATTTCAGCAGCCTTGAATGCTCCGCGTGAACTTGCAACATCAATAATACTGCGGATAGCAGCAAGATCGTTGATATTTAAATCAGGTGCAGCAGATTCAGGTGCAGCGGTTTCTGGTGTTGGCTCTACTGGAGCGCCTGGTGATACTTTGCTTTCTTGTTGGTCCATTAGTTTCTCCTTAAATGTGGACAGGCTAACATAAAGTATGTTAGTTCTTTTTGATCTTCAAATGCCACAAATGTGGCCGTTTTCAAGTGGCCGTCTTTGTCAATAGAAGGCAGTTTAGCAATTGAATATCGTCCTCGTAATCGAGTACGCACCCAACTTTCTATAATTCCTGTTTGTGACAGGAAGTGCCCGCCCTCATCAATTTTAAACTTCGCAAAATGCGGAGGTATGTGTGACAACGAGCGTTTGTTTAGAACTTCTAAAGGGTTTAGATCGAACATAGTGAAAATATTTATAGATAAAGATTAATCGATGGGGGAATCTTGGCGCAGCCTTTTGGCCATCGTTCTGGCCATTCCGAGTTTTTTAATATCTCCGGAAAACATATAAAGTTCAAAGGCTGTTCTTTCTGATAATACCATAAGATGTTTCTTGGTAATGTGCCACGGGGTGTCGATGTATTGATCTAACCAAATTAGAACTTGCGGACTAATAGGCATTTCTTTTGGAATATCAATCTTATAAGTCTTGATTTCAGATTTAGTTTCGACAAATTCTAAACATTGATCAGTCATTCTCAATCCACCGGCGTCTTTCTCTCTAGTACTATACCACCAAATGGCTTTAAAGTCTTTTATTTTTTTAATATCTGCTTCTACACCTGCTGCTTTTAAAAAAACTTTAGTGTAGGAATCTTTGCGATCCATTTTATTTTATTTCTTCGCCGGTAGTTAATTTGTAAACAGCAAAGTCTTTGGTTTTAAACAACCGATTGAGTTTCTTTGCAAGATTGTGTGCATGGCCGGGATTGCTGAATGAAACTTTTTTATACTTGGGTCCTGGATAACTGGCTACCAAACTACCACTTTTTAAATTGAATGGTTGACCTTTATAGAACACAGCCCAAATGGCCTCAGAGTTGAGAATTTGCTCAACTTTGTAGGTTTCCTTGTTTGCGTACTCAAGCAACACTTGGGGCTTCGGTCTACTCATATCTATACATGTCCAATTAAGTGCATATATATTTATGTTTTTCCGAAGCCACCTCCATCGACTTTTACTTCTATCTCGGTAGTGCTTTGGCGTATTTCGGCTAGCATAGCATGTATTTCCTGCATGGTTTTAGCCATTTTGGATGTCATGATGGCTAATTCAGCAGTTAGGTCTCTAGCTTCTTGTATACTAATACGAATTTCTTTTTGTTGACTTCTTTCGGCAGCTACTAGTCTCTGAACTAGTTTTTCTACACTTGGCAAATTTACAGGATTATTTTGAGACATTACTCAATACCTGTTTCATTTCAAGTTCAGTTTTAAACGGCCCTTGATATTCGTATCGTTGTAGTGTGATTGCTTTTGGACAGAAACTCTTGACCCATCCTTTGTCGAAACGAATAACATAGTATCCTGCACAGTAAAGGCTTTTACTATCTCCGCTCTTAGTAAAGAGTGGTAACTTTCTTTTAACATCAAACATTGAGTTATGGGGAGCGGTCGAAGTTGCATAGCCATGTACCTCGTTTGGTTCTGCATTATCTGCTTCTTTGATAATTTTTGCAACAAAGAAATCTTTACCAAATTCTAATGTTAGTTTTTCTTTTGTTTCATAAACCTTGATACCTAGTTCATTGCTCATCACAAAGTGATTGTCCTCACTTTTCCTCAAGGTAGCAAACTTAGTTCCTGCTTTTTCTACTATCCAGAACTTTTCTGGAATAATAGGTTTAGCATGTAAATCTGTCATTGTTGTTCTCCTAACCATTTATCAAATAGTGCCACTGCCTCAGTAAAGTCAATGGCTAATACTTTAGCTGATATAACTCCTTCGACTATCTCCATGTCAAAAGGAACCACCCCATTAAATCTAAAATTTTCAGGAACATCAGTTTCAACAATAAATTCTTGTAGATGTTTTGCTCTAAAGATTAAATTATTTGCCATGTCTACAGAATTCATAATACATACCTCGCATTTAGTGGCTCAGCATATGCCTGTGCCTGATCGGAGATCTTTTTAAGATCATAAAGATTACAAAATTTAATAAGTCTAATGCCAACTTGACTGATATTCTTATTAGCACTTGTTGCTGTAGCAATAGTTTCTGCAATAATAGTTTTTATTTCAGCTGGTTGTGCAGTGAGATCAATCAGTACTCGATTGCGTTCATAGTCATCTAGCACACGATGTTCTTCACCGTTGTGGTCGGACCAACGCTGAAGCATGAGATTGTTCCACGCATAGCCTTTTGAGTCTCTATCGCCGTAGGCCTCACGGAGACCAACCTTATTCTTTGTGCCTTTTTCCCGTACTCCCGGATATGCAGAGAATACATTGTCTGAGGTATCGCCTCGCATACACTTCTCAAAGAGTAGCCACTGGGGGTCCGGAATGGCTTTTGGCTCTTGAGTCTTTTTATCAATAACTCTCTTACCTTTTGCATCAAAGATACCTTCATGTGTGATAATAGTTTCCATAACACCATTGTACTGTTTTACATTAGGTGCAATCAATTGCACAAAATCTGTGTCTGTGCTAATGATCACATGTTTGTCATTTGGATGTGTCTGTATCCAGCCAGCAATAAGATCGTCTGCTTCTAGGCGCGAATTTTGTAAAACTGTGCAATTTGTCTTTTCTGTTACAAATTCTTTAAAAGTATCAAAGGCTTCCCAAAAGACTTTTTCTTCTTCTGCTTCACGCTCTGTGTGAGCAGCACGACTAGCGGCTCTTTGTGCTTTATAAGGCTTGTAATGATCTTTACGCCAGCTACGACCTTCGAGGCAGAACACTACATGAGTACCGCCAAAGTCTTGCCAAGCCTTTTTAATACTGTTTAAAGTAATATGAAAAGCCATGCCTAGTTTGATATCAGCGTCACCGTTGATAACGTGTCTTGCACGAAAGAATGTGTTTGCTGTATCTACTAAAATATAAGTCATCTATTGTTTCTTTTCACACTTTGAATGTCAATAACACCTGTGTTAACTTCGGGTAAATTTTCATCTACTACAACATTAGCACAGAGCTCTCTAAACCAGCGGTCTACGATTTCTTCGTCTTTATCACCGTCGTAACCGTAGCCCTCTTGCTTTAATTTTAACACAAAATGGTCGTTCCAGTCAAGTTCAAAAAAGCCATTGCGTACATTGTCTTTATTGACATGGGTGTTC